TTTGTAGAAAAGTAATTTAAAACTAAACTTTCATTTAGTACAGGAGAAGTGTTAGCAGCAGTTAATAAAACGGATGGTGCCGTAATTGTAGATAATTTTGTAGATGTTTCTAGATCTACAATTTCGTAAATAGTATATTTAAATGTTACATCCGAAGCAAAATATTCTGTATCTGTATATGTGGAATCAAATGTCAGATCACTTAAAGTAACAGGAAATAAATCTTTAAACTTTACAGCAAATTTTCTTCTGAAATTGGAATCAAGAATGAAGAGAGTACCGTCAGAATAAGTTTTCTCGTCGTAGTCTTCGCCAATCAAATATTCATTGTAATCATTACCTGATTCTGGATGACCTAATCCACGAATCCAATTGTGAATTGCACCATAGTTTTTTAACTGTTCATCTACAAGAAATCTTAATTGCAGATCACCAAAATTAATCTCATCTCCTGGATGTGGAATTGCATTCATCCTAGTTGCTTGAACTGTGTTTGCTAAATTTAAACTAGGAACATTAGCAGATTGACAGTAAAAAGCTACCTGTGGATACTTTGTTAACTGAAATTGAAATCCAACACCAGACAGAAAATTCTGTGGACAGTTTGGGTTGTCAATAAAATTTGCAGCCATGAGGAGTTTTTCTAACTATTTAGACATAAAAAAAGAGGGTCCGAAGACCCTCCAGTATAATCTTGTGAGATTAGATCACATGAGGTTAAGAACTCTCGTGCGACGATAGTAGACGTTATCGTTAGCGGTGAGTGCGCCAGAGCGCTGTGTTGTACCACCTGCGAAGGGGTTAGCAACCATACCGTAACGAGTCTTGAATCCAATCTTGGGTTGGAAGGTGTCCTGACCGATGGAACGAACCATCTGGAGGGGAACGTAGGGGCAGTAGAAGATTCCTGCATCATATGCAGAAGAACCCTTATAACCCATGACGTAGTAGTGATCGTTTGCGATGTTAGCAGAGTAAGGATCAACGTAGACCTTAATACGACCGTTAAGTACACCAGCAAGGGTGGACTCGGTGTCGTCAGGAGTACCACTAGTAGAAAGAGCAGGGGTGTAATCAAGTACACCAGCCATGTTCAGGGCAGAAGCAACGTCAGCAGAGCAGACGATGAAGTTACCCTTCCCTCTACGAGTCTCTTGACCAATCGCGTTGGCATCTCTTTCGATCTGATAGATAAGTCCTTTGAACTTCTCAACGGACCAACGACCATTCGAGTCAACGTCAAGGTCGAATGAACCAGCGTTAGCAACGTTGTTCTGAGCACCAGGTTTTGCAACGGTGTAGATGGTACGAACGACTTCACGGTTGATCTCGGCAAGAACCTCAGTTGAGAGGATGTTGGCGAGTTCAGTCTCTGCATCAAGACCGTGGATTGCTTTCAAGTCTTGAGCAAGTTCGAGACTGTACTCAGCTTTCAAAGCACGTGCTTTCGCTTCTACAGTAACTTTCTCGATCGAGAATGACATCTCGCGGAAAGCAGCAGTATCACCGAGACCCTCAAGGGTTCCAGTTTGCATACCACCAACAGCGGCGTAGTTACCAGGTGAAGCAGCGTTAAGAACTGAAGGATTAGTTGCAGTTTCTCCAGTTGCAGCACTGTAAGCACCACCACCAGCAGAGAAACCAGAAGGAACTTCGTTGAAGAAGGTCTCAGTACCAGACTGATCTCCTCTCAGAGCGCGCATTGCGAAGATCAAGCCAGTAGGACCAGACATTGGCTGAACACCAGCAATGTCATATGCCATCAACTTGGGCATCGAGCGACGGATGAGACTGATCAGTACAGGGTCGAAACCTGCAACAGGACCAGTGGCGGTAGCACCACCTGTGAATCCACCATTACCAGCAGAGTTGGTAGGATCTTCATACAAGATCGAACGCTCTTCGCGCAAGAACTTCTCTTGGTTCTCAAGAAGAATGGCGGTAACAGCTTTTCTATGATTATCTTTGATATCGTCCAGGCCGTTGTGCTCCAAAATGGGAGTCCACTTCTCCTGTAATTTTTCCGAATTGTACATGTTTTTGTAACCCTTTTAGTGTGTTAAGTTAGGAATCCGTAATTATTTATGCGGAGATCATTTCCAACGATCAATAGCTGCCTTGTAAGCTGCCATTGGTCCTTCGATAAGACCTTCTCTTGTTTCTTCTACCAGATCTTCAGTGTGTGCGATCTGAGACTTAGGGAAATAGTTTTCCTTAATGGTCTCAACTTTTTCGCGGAAAGATTCTTCACTATCAAACTCAACACCTTCTGAGAGGGAGGCGAACTTTTCTTTTTGTGTATGAGCAAGACCCTCGGATACGTCACTTACGATTCCATTTTTGATATAAGTTCCGAGTTTCTGATTTAGCTCAACGTTAGTTTCGATTTGTTCATTGAGTTTTGTTTCCATTTCATCAAGCTCGGAGGTCATGCCTTCGAGCACATCATATTTATCATCTGGAATTTCAATGTAGCTTTCAGTGAAGAGGTTCTTCAAACCAGTGATGAACTCTTCAGTGATTTCATTGCGAAGACCCGAATCAATGGCGAGTTGGTTCTCTTTGACCCACTGTTCGGAAACATAATCTAAATGAGCGTCAACGCGAGTCTCCATGGACTCTTTAAGAGTTGCAGTTTCAGCTGCAAGTTTCTCTTCGTAGACAGTCTCAAACTTTTCGACTTGCTCAACAACTTTAGCCTTTACAGCGGCTTCAAAGATTGTGGCAGCCTTAAACTTGAAGTCCTCAGAAAACTCTTCTCCATTGAGTAAGGCTTCAACATCGGCCTTAACATCAACTTCGATTTCAGTCTTCTCGGCGACGACTTCTTCTTCTACTTCAGTCTCTTCCATTTTTGCGGAAGCGGCAGAAGGTTTAGCATTGAGAGATTTACTTCCCTCATGTGCCTGTGCAGCGGCAGCTTTCTTGCCGATAGAGGCGGTGTCGTCAGGTTTGACAACAGGTCCGCCTAAATCTGTAGGGGATGTTGAATTACCTGGCGTTTCGCCTTCTAGTTTTTTAGGAGCTTTATCTCCAGCGTTCGCATTTGCGGTAACTGGATTTTGCTCTTCTAGAGTTTCGATCTCTTGTTCAACAGACATTGAAAAATCCTCTTGGAAAGTATAGTATTTTCTTATAATATTTATCAGACTTGGAAGTTACGAAGTAAATTCTCAAAAGCTTTGAGTTTTTTACTCGCAAGATCGTTCATCGAAGAGTTATCAATGGACTCTTTAACTGCGGCAATATCAGACTCTTTCCAGAGACCGTTATTCCAAACCCATTCTCTACCTTCCATGATGCCTTCAACGAAAGCATCTGGGGCAGATGGGTCGGCGACAATATCCGCGGCGGTAGACAACATAAAATCGTCTTTGACGATATTAGTATCACCCCTTCGTTCGATAGAACCAAGGCCTCTAGATGAAACACCAAGTCTTACACCTTCTTCAAGAAGATTTTTGGCAATTCTCCCCATTGGGGTTTCTAAGAGTTTAGCTTTACCGATGAAATTATTACCCTTTTGTTCTAATGAAACAATTTTATGGGATACTCTATCTAGGTTGATTGAAGGGCCATCAGGATGACCGAGTTCACCAAGAGCACGACCTTTAGTAACATAACTTTCGTTATAATTTGCTACTTCTCTGCACAGAGTCCCAATAGGATACATTCTCCCATTGCGATTTTTTAGTTCCGCTTGGAGAAAAATACCCTCAATGAAATGACTTTTCTTACCGTTAGTATCTTCAGTTAAGAAAGAAACATCGATAATTTCTTCTGCAATGAGCTTCATGGTTGTTCTTCTGGTTGTTCTTCAGTATCTTCACTCTCATTATCTTGAACAATGGGTTCTACCTCATCGTAAGCATCCACATCGGGTTGCTCTTGATCAGGACCATTGAACATGGTTCTAGCAATTTGAGCTTTTCTCGCAGTAATATATTCAGAGCTCTTCCCGTAAAGCGCATTATAAATTTTTTCATTTGCATTGACATTATCCTTATCGAGGATATCATCAATTACACTACTCACGGGTTGATCAACTTCAGTTTCCATATTAAATATTATGTATTACAAAT